GTAATTGCATCAGCGTTTGAGCCAACTGCAAGAACAGGCTTAGCAACAGTTGTAACAATCTTAGCAATATCGCCATAGAATGTTACCTTTTCTGTAGCAAGAACAACATTTGATGCAGATGTAATCTTTACGGTTCCTACCCCTGCTGTTCCATCTGCAAATACACCAATATAGTGTCCTGCAGGAACAACTGCTGCTCTAACAGATCCAGAAATTGTTGCATGATTTGATCCGTGTCCAATAAGACCTGGACCTGCTACTGTTACAGTAAGAGACTCTGCAACCGATGTACCAGCAGCATTCTTTTGAGTTACAACAATAACTGCTGCTGCATCTGATGATACTGTCTTTGAAGCAAAGACGGATGCATCTGCAGTTGCAGAAATTGTCTCACCCTTATTAATAATAGATGTAGATGTTGCTACAGATGCCTTTACATCTGCTGCATTTACAGTAACTGTCCAAACGAGTGGCGATGCTGTAACTCTTCCACCAGTACTCTTGAGAACTGGATAAAAATTAACAACATATGCACCAGCAACAGATGGAGCAACCAAAGTTGCATTAAATTTAGCAGTTACTTGTGATGCAGAATTAGTTGTAGAACTAACATCTGCAGAAGTATTCCCAGCACCAAGAGTAACTACTGCGCTTGTAGTTTCAGCAACTGCAAGTGTGGCAGACTTACCAGCACCAACAGGCTGACTTGATACTAGAGATAACACAGAAACTGTATCTCCTGCATTTTCTGCAATAAATGTCAAAGTCAAAACAGCAGTTGCTGTCTCGCCAGCTGTGATGGTATCAGCCACCGCATCAATAGCAAAACTATCAGCAAGAACTGCCGCACTAGACGGCGTTGCAGAAAATGTGCTAAATGTCAAGGCTGCAGCCAAGATAGTAGCAAATTTCTTAAATGAATTCATTTTTCTCCTTGTTTGTTATATTAGATTTAATTTATCCAAGTAATCCCTAACATCGTTAGGCATTTCCTTAGTTTCTAATTCTACCATATTGTCTTTTTTCCTGTCAATTCGTGATGAGGACCAGGTATGAACATCTATTTCTATATTAGAATCTCTATTGGTATGAGATATTGCTCCAAATACCGCCCCACATACAGCATCTGCCAAATCTTTAGACTTTTTTCTAGGGTGATCCACACGATTTCCTTTCATTATTTTAAGCTCTGAAAGTTCTTCTAATAATAATGGAATCATAGGCATAGCCAATCTTTCCTCGTATATCATCATTGCTAAATCTTCATAATGTTTTTTTGCAACAGAAACAGTATCAGTTCTCATTCCAACTGCTTTTAACTCTTGTTGGATATCAAAAGACTGCCATCTATCAAATGTAACCATTGATATATTAAATCCCTCCCTACGGAGATTTTGTATCCATTGCTTTACTTCAGATAGATTTACTGGACCTTCTACTTTTGGTTCCCACCAAGCAACTGCATCAACAATAACAATTGGCGCAACCTGTTCGTAATCTTTAATTACTTGAATGTTTACCCATCGTTCAACATGTGCGATAGCAACTGCACATTTGTCATGTTTTTGTGCAAGGTCTGCATGTACATAATAAACTTTATCTGGATCTGGTTTAAAGCTTGGGTCAAACCTCCTGTGATTATCAAGTGGGTTTCTTAGTGTCATGCATTTTTCTAACTTATCTTTTTGTTTAAAAAATGCATCCGAGGAAAATGTAGGAGTACAAAGGAAACGCATCATGGCATCTCCTGGATCTGTTAAAAATGATATTTTGAAATCTTCTATTTTGCGAGTCGGATTAACTTCCCATGTCGGACGCTTTAGTGCAAACATTCTAGGGTATTTATATGATTTAATATGGTCTTCTTCCCATACAATTTCAAACTCATTATCTGGACCTAATGGAAGTTCTTCATTAATAACAAATTTATGTCGTCTTTCTAATACGTCCTTTTCCATAATAACATCTTCATACCGCTTTGAAATAAAATCACCTTGGTATCGTGGGAATGAAAGAAGAACAACTTTACCAAGATCTGGGAAACGAGAATCTACAGTACCACGAAATGCTTTATATATATTGTCTGCAGTTTTACCCTGATCATTTCCAGTTCCAACCTCAGTAGCAAATCCAGAAATTTCATCAAGGACTGCCATAAATAAGTTAAGACCTTCGTGTGATTCACGCTCTGAGTGTCCAGAATAAACTGTAATAGATTTATCAAATCCTATTGAGTTTACTTTTGGATCATATTTTCCAGCAAACCAAGGAGACTTTTCTATCTTATTTTTAAATCCTTTGAAGAAAACATTCTTTGCCTGTTCAGCATTAATAGCAATATTAATGATGTCTATGGCATCTCCTCCTGGCTTTCCGAAATATCTGGCAGGATCTTTAAGACATAGTAGTTTATAAACAACGTAAGCACAAGCAACGGTAGAAGTATGGTCTTTACCACTACCCTTGCCAAGCTGCAAGATGATTTCATTTTTTGTATATTTATCAAAATGCCTTGCTCCCTTATCTGTCCCCATTAAATTTTGCAAATCTTCTTTTCGATAGATTTGACTCATTGCCTCTACTATTTCATATTGTATAGCAGAAAGTGGTGGCTGTCCCAAATAATCCAATGATTCAACAAATGTTTTTACATCTACTGGTTTTTCCTCAAAATGGTTATCCTGTAAAGCCTCAAGAAAATCATTGAACATCGTGGACAATCGTAATCACTTCGCCCTCTTTGGCTATCATAGAAAGCCTTTCCATAATAAGATCTCTTACCTCTGGATGAGAAGAGGCAATATCTCTAAGGATACCAACAAGAACTTCTTGTCTTTTTTCTATTTCAACCATCTCTTCAGCAAGTTCTTTATTTTCAAGCAAACCAGCCTTTTGAAGCATATCAATTCTTCTAGACTCAATATCCATTACAAGCTTAATTCCTGCAGTTTTTGCATTAAGATTAGCAGTTGTACTTGCCTCCTCAATAACCTCATAGGCTTTTGTAATAAGCTTATTATAATGTGCATCAGCACCGACAAGGGCTTCTTTTGCTCTTGTACGAATGGCGGTATTGTCTGATGCCATTCTTTTCCATTCATCAAGATGAGCGACAACACGAGTACGTGGCATAGCAAGATCTTTAGATATTCTAGTAGGATCGTTACCCTTAAGATATTCTTCTACAACACGATTTACCTCATCAAGGTGTTTAACTAAATCTATTTCAGTGCTTGTCATTAATGCCTTCTAGTCTTTTAATTTCATCTTGAATATAAAAGATTGCCTTTTTAAGATCTTCTATCTGCGTGTCTTCATTTTTTAATCCAGCTCTCCACAAATACTTAAATGCATTGCCAACATTAAAATTACGATGTCTAGTAATTTGGATACATTCAACTCCAGATGGATCAGATGTATAATGTGCAGGATGATTTACCTGATCTACAACAATCTTAAACTTTTCTGTCATCGTTTTGACTTCCTCAATCCAAATTTTGCAAGGTAAACATAGATAGTTTCTAGGCTTGCCCCACACTCCTTTGCTATTTCTTGTGGAGTCTTTTTATCCATAACATATCGTTTACGAAGCCAAGACTCGCTTGTATATAGTTTAGCACTCATAATATTATTTGTCAACTGCCTTTCCCCAATTGTTAATAGCCCAATGACCTATTGCACAAGCATCTGCAACATCGTTATCATCTATAACTTTATTATAGTTTATTTCAATAAACTTAGAAGTTCTTTGTTTTCTGATATTTCTTTCATAAGACTTTAGCCAAGATACAGATTTCCCTGGATTTTGAGACTGTATCATTATCTTTTCTTCATTGCTTAATTTTTTATTGCCTATATAGTTTTGCCAAGTTATTGGCGATACCCTTCCAAAAACTTTAACACCAGAGGTAGCCACTGCTCCTAAGATGGCTCCTTGGACCAAGGCAAGGTCAGCAGCAGTCTTTGGACTGTTCATAAATACCGTATGCTCTATTACTAGTGCATCAATGTTTATAAAACCATCAAAATATGCTTTTGTTTTTCTAGCAGCATCTGCTACCTTTTGATAAATATCTGATCCAGCAAAATTAATTTTTCCATATTCAGATAGCTCTTTATCAACAAAGATTGCATAGGCCAAACTGCTTGTGCTAGCATCAATAGCACAGATTCTATTTGGGCTTTCGTCTATCTTCATATTCATGCATCAGGTCCTTAATTTCTTTTATTTTTTTATTTACTTGTTTAGAATTAATACTACAGGCATTACACATTTTATCGTCATTATATAAAGATAACTTGGTGCCGCACCCACCAGCGCAAAGCCTTATTTTTTCTTTGCGCTTTCTCCTTCTTAATACTTTATGTCGTTCTACAATTTTTTGTTTTGTAGATTCATCTCTACACTCTGGAGAGCAATATATTTGATATGATACCGATGGCTTAAATGCCTTATCGCACCAGTTACATTGTTTCACTCAATTCCTCCAGAGATGCTATTTTAATATCTCCCACCTCTGCTATTGCACATTCTTTTTGCAATGGACAGGTTTTACAGATCTTAGAATTAGATCTATAGTTTTTCTTAGGAATTGTTTTATTTTCCCAAGCTTTACGAACCTCCCTCATCCAATTAAATGCATAATCTACCCACTTTATATAACCCTCAGTTACTTCAACTGGAAAGATCAAAAGCTCATGATTATTTTTATTCTCATAAATCATTACTGCTTTTGCTTTTTTTAAAATCTTCATGTATATTAAAAGTTGAATCATGTGACCCTTTTTAGGTTTGCCACGAGTTTTAAAAAATTCAAATGTATCGCTTGGCATAGTCTTAATTTCTCCAAGCAAACTTTCTCCCATCCAATCAAGCATGACGTCGCCATAGCCAAAAATTGGTGGGTCTTCAGACGTTATCTTAAATTCTGAGTCTTGTAATATTCCAGCATCAGACATTGCCTTTTGAATTCTTTCATGAGAAAGGGTTCCGCTTGTCATATTTGCAACACCATAAGCATCTGAGTTATCTTCAAATGTTCCACCAGTAAATGCTAGATACCAATACCGTGGACATTCTCCATGAGAATAAGCAATTGTAGATGGTGCAAATGTCTTCTTTTGTTGATGTTTTGGACCTCTATTTACAGTATACCCAGATTCAATCTTTTTAATTAGTTCATCTGTATCTACAATAGTGCTTTTGGCAGCAGGTTTCATCATTACCTGCTTTAATAAGTTTGTTGCCATTATATCTCTTTTCTTTTAATTAATTATACCAGTTACCTGGTAATATACTTCAGAGCTGACACCAAACTATTAATAGCTTCGGCTGCCGTGTAATAAATATTCTTCTTTCCCCTATCAGACTTATCAACATTTGTCATCCATGTAGCTTTGAAAGACATCTTTGCTGCAATAGCTTGTAGCCTTACAATTTCAAGGGTAGCAACGTTCATTGGAATATCTGGCTTAATAATGAGTTTTGCAATCATGGTCAGGGCCACAGTAAGCTCTTCATCGTTCATATATTCTGCTATTTCGGAAAGTCCATTGACCATCTCCAAAGTAGTGCCAGATTGTTCAGTATTATTATTTTCCATAGTCTTCTCCAAGTATCTCTTCAAGCACTTCTACCTCAATTATACCAAGCCTTGTCTTTACGCCATTTTCTCCTAGAATTACAATAATGATTGGATCATTTCCGTTTCTTCTTGCATCAGTAGTAGCCTTAGCCCACACATCTTTATTTAATGTAAATGATTTTGAGTTTTCCTTAAAATCTACAGTAAATCTATCCCAGGAAGCATCACCCTTTTTAGTATTTCTACCAGAATTTTTATGTTGCTTAGCGCCAAGTCTTTTACTTTCAGATCTTTCGCTCATAGTCCTTTTTCTTTTTATATCCTACAACATAAAGTTGAGATCTAGATAAATGTTTTTTACTACACATCCAAGTTGATTGGCCAGTATTTGGATAAACTCTTATTGACTTTACCTCTTCCCCGCATGTTCTGCAAGGGAACTGTCCATAATATATAGTGTAATTATTTCCCGACATTTAAAACCTTAGACTTTATGGATTCTTGCAAATCTAAATCTTCACGAACTCTTGCAATAAATCCGTCACGACCTTGTACCTTTGTACCATCTTCAAGCTGATACCAAGCGCCAGTTCTATTTACAATACCCATCATTTCTGCTGTATCAACAAGATCGCCAATGCTATCAATACCCACAGAATCTCCCCTAAAATAAAAGTCATACTCGCCAGACTGAAAAGCAGGAGAGGTTTTAGAAAACTGTAAATCCCATCGTACCTTACGACCAGTTTTCTCTTCAATAATCTTGTCCCCCACCTCAAGTTTACCCTTAATTGCTTGATTATCTGACTCTGAAGAGAATAGTTTAATAACCGTCGAAGAGTAGAATTTAGTAGCTTGACCACCGCTAGGCTGCTGGCTAGTATACATAGCACTAATATTATTACGAGATTGAGAAATAAGAACAAGCATAGTAGGCTTAACTTTATTGTTTGCGTAATTAAGCATTTTCCATGCGTTGCTAAAATCCCTAGATTCTGCACCAATCTGTTTCGTATTCTCAAGCTGTTTAAGTTCATCAGAGTCCTTTTCAAAATAAACTGCAGGCAGCAGCGATGTGATACTGTCTACTACTATTATATCAACACCAGCTTCCATTAGGCCTACCGCAACATCTACCATATCATTGATAGTCCTTGCTTGTGAATATATCAACTTAGATGTATCAACACCTAGCCTGTGAGCCCAGTCTTCAGAATATGACATTTCTGCATCAATCCATGCACAAAGCTTGCCTTCTTGTTGAGCTAAAGCTATCATTTGTAAACAAAATGATGACTTAGCGCTAGACTTGCTGCCCCAAATTAAAATCTGTCTACCATATGGTAAACCACCATTTAGAGCTCTATTCAAACCAAAACTTGGGGTTTGTTGATATTCAATCTTTATTCCCTCACCAGTTCCTAGTCTTTTCCTAATTCTAGGATCTAGTTGAGCCAAAACATCTTCTACTGTAACTGTCATTAGAAACGAACCCCATGCTTCTTTGGTCTAGAGGAATTTACTTCCATCTTTTCTTTAATAGCATAATCAAGCGACTTTTTCATATACCCTGCATCAACCATGCCAGCATAAAGATCAAGGGTGCGAATGATAATATCAGCAAACTCATCAGATAGCTTATCTGGATCCATATCTTTTCGGACAACCTCCATTGCCTCAACCACTTCGGAGACAATCATCATCATCTGTTTTGCAACAAATATTTCATCTGCAGGTCGATCCCAAAAACCTTTGTCTACTGCATTTTTATGTATCTTTTCAGCCAAGTCATCAAACATGTATATCCTCCAATATAACGGTTCCGTCTTTTGTTTTGCCAAAACTAAACTTATATGCGCTTCCTTCTTCTATCTTCATATATGCTTTTGCAAACTGGGTAGGAAACACGACCACAGAGTGCAAATCTCTAGATGTATCTGCAAGAGTAAGGGAAGCCATTTTCTTGCCAGCCTTAGTTACTCTTGGCTTAAATGAAACTACAAACATTTCTTCATCTTTAAACGGAAGCATTCTGTAGTTAAGAAATCTTATCAGAGCATCTTTAGAGTTTGATATCTCATCAACAGGGACTGCAGATACAATTCTATTATCGCTTGCAAGAATAATATATGTACGGCCAATCTCAATAGTGGTATTTTCTTCATCAAATATACCAACACTACCTGTTTTATCTAACAACTCTACTCTTGACCAACCCTTAGATCTCTTAATTGATTTTATCATACCCATCAATATGAAAGATCCCTTTTCTTCATAATCTTCTACTGGATTTATAAATGCATGATAATGAGATGGAACAGATATATTAAACTCTGGAAGGTTTAAATATTCGTAGAGGTTTTCACGAATCTCATCATCATTTCTTGGATTGTCTGTAAATGTTGCAGCACCAATAACTCTTAATGCCTGCAGTGCTCTACTATTTACCCCATTTCCTTTAGTAAAGGTAAACTCTTCAAGTTCTTTATACGAACTAAATGGTCGTGCTGCAATATATCTTTCTGCAATTTTATCAGATATAAATTTAATAGCACTAAGTCCAAACCGAATACCCTTACCTTCAATCTTAAAATCAATATCTGAATCATTAATATGAGGTAGTTTAATGCTAATCCCCATTCTTTTTGCTTCAATAAGGTATTCAGTTCTTGCATCTTTATCTTTTTCATTTTTTAATAAAGAATACATGAACTCAAGCGGATAATGATACTTTAGCCATGCCGTCCAATACGAGAGCGTAGAGTAAGCAACCGCATGAGACTTGTTGAACGAATATCCCGCATGCGCCTCAAAGTCTTTCCATAGATCCAAAGCATTATTAGGACTAATAAACTTAGAAGCACCAGCAACAAACTTATCTTGAAAGACATTAAACTCCTTAGCATCCTTCTTTTTACCAATGATCTTACGAACCTTGTCTGCCTCTGCCATTGTCATACCACCCAATTCAACGCAAGCCTGCATAACCTGTTCCTGGTATAGGATACACCCATATGTTTCTTCTGTGAATGGCTTAAGAATTTGATGCAAATAATTAATGTTATGTCTACCATGCTTACGCTCAATATATTCTTTTCCAATAGTATTCATAGCGCCAGGGCGTACAAGAGCATTTGATGCAGCAAGTTCTGATAAATTTTTCACACCCATTTTAACCAGAAGGTTTGTATATGGAGTTGCTTCGCATTGAAATACACCCTTTGTATATCCATCTGAAAGCATCTCATATACTTTAACATCTTCCATATCAATAGATAATAGATCAATCTTTTTATCGTGTCTTTCCTCAATGATATTTAAGGTGTCCTTCAGTACGCTTAGTGTTTTTAGACCAAGAGCATCAATCTTAATTAGACCGATACGTTCAGCTTCTTCCATATCGACTGCAACAACGGGAATTCTTTCGTCACTGCCAGTAGATGATCGTGTCTCTAATGGAGCATGTCTAAAGATAGGCTCTTTACTTGTTACAACACCAGCAGCATGAATACCAGTTCCACGAATGCGACCACGAAGTTGTTCTCCATATTTTTCTACTTCTGGATATTTATCTCTAAACCATTGTGTAGTTCTAGATGTACAAAATTCATCCCATGTATCTACAAGTTTTAGCACTTTATTAACATCTGCTAGTGGTATATTGAGTGATCTTGCTACGTCACGAACAACACCTTTATCTTTGAACTCTAAAAATGTAGCAATAGATGCAACGTGTTTATACTGCCTTACCAAATAATCTTTTACTTCATCACGTCTAGAATCTTGAATATCTGTATCAATATCTGGGAAGTCATTACGCTCTGGGTTAATAAATCGGAAGAACAGAAGACCATGTTCAATTGGATCAATATCTGTAATACCAATAAGGTAGCAAAGCAAAGAGCCAGCAGATGAACCACGACCTGGACCAACCATGATTCCTTCCTTCTTAGCCCAATTAATCATATTACGGACTACAAGAAAGTATGGACCAAAATTCTTTTGCTCAATGATATCAAGCTCTTCATAAAGTCTTTGTTCATATACATCATTACCAATCCAGTTAGATGTAAGCTTCTTTTCTTCCATTGCCTCCCAAGCAAGGTTTTTAAGCTCCTCCATTGGCTTGCGATATTGCACTGGTAATAGATCCATGCCAGACCTAATGTCATATTCTTCTACCTTGTTGGCTATATCTAGGGTAGACTGAAACATGTCTTCTCTTTCAATGCCTTGCTTTTTCATAGCAGCTTTCATTTCATCATAAGAGAGCAGATGAATGTCAAACTTATTAAAACTCATTTGTCTATCTGCACCATATAAATAATCAAGTCTTTCCATGAAGTTATCAAACTTTTTAGACTTATCATATGTTGCATCTTTTTCAAGCTTTGCGTGTGTATTAAGGATAAGCATAAGCTCTTGTATTTCTTTTTGGCTGGTATCTGAATGGTGGCAATCTGGTGTAACCACAAGGTTGACCCCCATAGAATCTGCTAAATCACAAATGCCCTTATTAACATGGGGAGGATTGTGTGGCATTATCTCTAAATAATAATCATCTCCAAACTCTTCTTTAAACCAAGTAATATGCTTTTTGGCGATAGCGAGTTCTCCAAGTTCTACAGCCTTTGCTATCCAGCCACTAAGACATGCAGATGTTACAATAATTCCTTCTTTGTATTTTGACAAAATTTCAAAATCAAACCTTGGCTTACTAAAAAATCCCTCAGTCCAACCAATCTCATTTATTTTATTAAGATTCTCTAGACCTTTTTGATTTTTGGCGAGAAGGACTATATGATGATAGTTTTGATCTAATGGATCTGTTCTATCTGCCTTCGCTCTGTTATCAAAGCGATTGGTAGTCATATAGCCTTCTACGCCAAGGATAGGCTTAATACCCTTTGCTTTTGCAACACGGTGCAGTTCCCTATGCCCAGATAATGTACCATGATCTGTGATAGCAAGCGCTGGCATACCAAGATCAACTGCTCGGTTCACGTATTCTTCTGGAGTAGCGACACCATCCATCAAGGAATAGTGTGTGTGGACATGTAAGCCTACGTAGTTCATCTACTACCAGTCTGTATTGGTAGCAGTAGTAGAAGGCGTATCAAAGCCGAAGTAAAATGCTTCTTGCTCTGGATACGGTACTTCACGAACAACCTTATCTAGATTGTATGGCTCAATGCCATCCCACTTATATGGTTCTGCATCTGGTGCAGTTGGGATGAGGGTATAGTTAGTCTCAGTTCCCTGACCATTACGCTTTAGCTTCCACTGAAGGTTAGAAACACTTCCAGTTTCTAATGCGTATTCACGAATTGTATTAAATGCAGACTGCTTGCTGATACCCTGAGACCATACTGCAACATATGGATCTTCTAGACCATCATCAACTAGTACGTTGCAATAGAATCGAAGTCTTGCTCTCCAGCCACTCTTTGGTTCTTTACGTGCCATTTCACAACCAAAGCAACGACCCATAGATTCCATTGTGCATGCAGCACGACGCTTGTAATCCTTTGGATTTACATGCTCTGAGATTACTGCAGCAAGACCACGAATCTCATTGTAGTGTGCTGAATCTGAATCCAACTCCTCAATGAAACGAATCTTTGCTGATTGTCCGTCGGCAAGCTTTACCCAACGAACTTTGATTCCTGATGATTCTACCTTTGACTTGTCGAGCAGGGTATTAATATTCTTTAGTCCCTTAATTACGCTCATGTTTTTCTCCTCTTGTTTCTGTTTTTCTATTTTAGCATAGCTATGATTGAGTTGTCAAACCTATACTCTAGCTTCTTTATTGCTTCATCTTCCATATCACCAATGTCTTTATACTTTGGATCAATTTCGATTACTGATACCCTTGAACCAAGTTTATCAGATATTCGTTGTTTCATGTTGTTACCAGCTTCATCATTATCAGCTATAACAATAATGTTATTAAAATATTTTTTTAACAATTCAGTTTGTGTATTTGATACATTGGCACCAAGCGTAGCAATTGCTGGTAGCCCGACCTGATCTAGCCTAATAGCATCAAATGAGGATTCCACTATGTATACCTTATCAGAATTTTTTATTCTATGTAGGTTGAACAATACCTTTGACTTAGGAAGGCCTGGAGTATTTTTAAAATCTTTTCCTTCTATAGATCTTCCAACAAAGCCAACACACATTCCATCTGGAGAATGAACTGGTATAGTTACCATGTCCTGTTTTTCAGAATATCCAAGATGAAACTTTTTGATAGACATTTCTGTAATTCTGCGACCATGATAATATGTGGTTGCCCTAGGAGATTCCAGTGCCTGAGTATTTAGTCGTTTGATTAATAGTTCATCAAACTGAATATAGTCTGGCTTAACATAAAGCTGTTGGTTGATTTGCTTTTCTAGATCAATATTCTGCTCTTTATCTTTAATAAATCTTATAGATTCAAAATAAGATCTACCAGAAACAAACATAACAAACTCTATGATATCAGCAATCTTTTGACAAGAAAAACAGTAAAACATTCCAGTGCTTTTATCTACTTCGCCAGCTGGTGTTCTATGATTTGGATGAAATGGGCAGAAAATAATATAGTCAGAGTCTATCTCTTTCTCTATATCTATACCTGCTCCTGTGAGTACTCTCTTGATCTGCTCTTTTGTATAGATATCACTTTTGTTCCGTCTATCCCTAATATCCATTCGCTACTCTTTCTCCCTACATAAACGCCATATACTGATAGTTTAAACTTAAATATATTCTTTTCTTCTATATATTCTATTGTAAAGTCTGGTTCTATGTCAAGTCTTATCACATAGCCAGACGATTTCATTTGAAAACATAAAAGTCTTATGTATTCGTTTTTAAGTCTAGGGATGGCTGCTTCATCAAAAATCTCACCGCTAAGGTGTACCCTTTTAATTGGTTTATGATGAAATTGTCGCACATAATATTATACCTGCTTATCTTCAAAATCTTTATATCTATAATACCCTCGGTCAAAATCGACTTGAACTAGGAAATCTCCCATAAATCCATTACGATTCTTTCTAAAGGCACACTCAATCACGTCACTATTGGCACTACGACCTAGAGCCATAACCCAGTCAGCATCATACGCAATCTGCCTAGACCACGCCGTTTGACCAAGAGTGGGGACTGTACTCAGATCCGTAACATCGTCTGGGGTAGCAGAGGAGATAGCAATAATAGGAACCTCTTCACCAATAGCCATAAGCTTAAGCTCACGAGATAAATTTTTCATACGAACAGTTTCATTATCTGACTTTTGATTAGGCGACATCAACTGAAGATAGTCAACAATAACAAAGTCTGGCTTATACTGATCAATCTTTCCACGAAGTACCGATGGCGTAATCTCACCACCATTGTCATTTGAAATAATATGAAACTCTGGCCTGCCCTCTAATTTATCAGCATGCCATTTCTTTAACATATCTATTTCAATATCTCCGTTAGATATCTTTCTATGCGACCACAAGCCTTCACCCATAATAGTGAATACACGATTGCGAACTTCGGTTTCAGACATTTCAAGAGAAATAATTAATGGGGATTTTCCTTGCTTCCAAGCTTGAACTGCAAAGTATAAAGCAAGCCATGATTTACCTATTCCTGGATATGCTAAAAATACCCCAAGTTGTCCTGGCATAATACCTGCTGGAAGATAGTTATCAAATCCTGGAAGTCCAGTCTTTATACCAACAAGACCTGCTTCTTTTTGTTTCTTTACCTCTTCAAAATAAGCAACTGCAGACTCTAGATCAGTAGCATCAATATCTCTAATTGCAGATGTGTTTTTCTTTAACTCAGAAGTTTTTGTGATAAGTTGATTTAATGCCTCTGTGCCAGACCCAGATTGAATTTCTGTAGCAGCATTGCGAATAATATCTTTAAGGCTATCTGTAAGATATTCTGACTGTAACTCTTCTAGATGATGCTTAGTAGATCCAACATCTTCTGCAGGAACAAAATCTCTAAACTTTTCTACTACAAGAGTTTTAGGAGGAACTGTACCATTGCTCTCAAAATATCGGCGCATAAAGTTCCAAATATCACTATGAGTTCTAAGGATGTTATCCACATTGGCCTGTAATAATACATGCATCTGCTTATCTTCTAGAACAGCACTTATTAGTTTTGACTCTGTATTATTCACTCAACCACTCCTTAGCCATCTTCCTTCGCTCTGCCCTGTCTTTAGCATCTTGCTCTTTATCTTTTTTAGCCTGTAAAATCTTCTCTGCATTATATGCAAAATAATTCCAAGAAGGATTTTGGCTTACATTAAAGTAATACTCTAAAATATCATAACAGCCGTGTAGTCCATAGGACTCAACAAGTGCATCAGCAGCCCACTGCTCTACATTAATATTAAGAGAAGGCTTTGCCTCATACCGCTGGGTATGAAATTTTGAGTATCTGCTCAGCAAAGCCATACGGTCTTTGCGGTCAGCCATTACTCGTCAGCCAGCTGTTCTTTCGCTTCTTGTATTTTTGAGATCAGCTTGTTTTCAACAAACTGGTATACACGGTCCATAGCGTCGTTAGTTGTCTCTTCACTACGGGTATAGTCAACCACTCCAAGATCTAGCCTTAAAGACTGGAAATTGCCCAAATTAAGGGTATATCCAAGCGTTACTGAGACTTTTGTTGTATCTTTTTCTACCATTACCCCTCCAGGTACTATTAAATGCTTTCATTCCAAACTGGGATAAATCTACCATCCTCAGTCTTTGTATATGTAAGTATACCATCGCCCATTCTACGTGTCAACTCTTGTTTATTAGGAGTCATATTATTTGTCAACAGGCCGTCCTTGCGTGGTCTACCAATATGTAGACTAGCCAGTATATCACGTATCTCTTTTACCTGCGATTCAGAATAATATGATCTTACTTGCCATCCAGTCTTGCCACCCTTTTGAGATCCAGTTGGTGGTGGGATAACCCCTCTTTTTATTAATCTTGGCATATATTTTTTATGTCTATGAACTAGTTCAGCCGTTTCTCCAACAGTATATGCTTTTTCTCTATTTCTTTTAAAGTCAGATATAAAACAGGTTTCCATTCTATCCTGTGTTATATTATAGAATGTAACCATGCCAGTAGACCTACTATGATGATGTGGTCTTACCAAATCACCATTAAGGAACCAAACTTTTTTGTTTCCTTTTACTATAGGCTCACTATTATATTCTTCGCTAAAGTCTTTTCTTTTTGAAGTAGCCATAGCCCCTCCATTGAGCTCTCTGGTGGATGAAAAAATCTACGAGATCCGCAGCAAATGCAAAAAATTTCAAGGTGCTGAATAGAACTATACTGCCTATCAACAAACATGCGTTTTTTGCATTTATTACAAGTAATCAATTTAAACTCCTATTAGTTAGGGATACCTATGATAATCAGGTTTACAACTATTGATACATCACCAGATGCGTTGAACCTAACCAGGCCACTTACATTTGATCTTGTAACATCTGTTAATACAACTGATACATTTTCTCCAGCAGCAGTTTTTCCACTATTAATTGGTGAAGCCGTCACAATTGGGGTATATTTAAAATCTGCTGGAAATGTATAATTAAAAGTTTTAGTGCTAGATGCTGAAACAGTTGCATTACTTGCAACAGTAACAAATCCACCGATCATTCTAGCTTCAGAAGTTTTAACATTTTGCTTGCCAGCAGATACTGTATCGATAGTTGTATAGTTATAAGTAGCATTTGATACTTGATCAGATAACTGATTTAGTGCATTTGTTACTTGATAAATATAACTAACATCAAGTGGTTGTCCTCGTTCTGGTAGTGGTACTTTAGCCATGATTCTCCTTTATAAGTTATTCCCCTGGGTTTGAAAAAGAGTAAGTCTAACATCTCTAGTTTTTTCTACAGTAGGAAGTTGTATAGCTACCCCGATTGCATTATATCCTGTTGGAACAAAGATAGAAAATGTATCAGCAGATACAGTAGAAAAATATGTCCAATCTGTTGCCCAGTTAGCTGGATTATTTGGATCTGGAGTATTTAATGTAGACCATCTAATCCAAACATCATAAGCAATTGTTTCATCAAATATTCTTTCTAGTTGTGCTTTTACTGGGTCTGGATTAAGTCCAGATTCTAGCGGATGCGACCATGTTACTATAACAGTTTTTGGTGTTGAACCCACTTTATTAACATGTATTCTTTCATCTGTTGTATATGGAAGATCTGCGTCTGTTGTTGAGGGCATATCTACACGATATACTTTTGACCAGTGTGAAATTCGGTTTCTATCTTCAGAAATAACTCTATATCTAATATTATAAAATAAACCATTAGAATCTATATCTACATAAGGCAAAGATTGTGGAGCAATTGTTACCTTTTTTATTCCTGCATCAGCCATTATGAAACCTCTAACCCAAATCTAAATTCAATAAAGTTTGTAGTGTTTGACAACTTAACAACTGGTTGTGGAATTGTATTAATGGAGTCTTGAACAATTGAATACCCAGTCATTCCATATAGTGGGTTTGGAGTTCCAACATTATCTAATCTGATTGCGTCTAATGCTACATAGAAATTTGATGATGGAGATCCGCCATCAATAACACAAGCATAAATTTTTACAACATCAACTGCTTCCCAAGTAAATCCTGAGCTTTTATATAGTTCCTGAAGTTGTTTTTCAATAACCACATATCTATTACTTTCTAAATCATATTGTCCAACACCAGTACCATTTGTAATAT